TACACCAAGCTCCATCTCCACCATTAGTCATATTAACTAAGGTACCTTTACCTAAATCTCTTCTCCCAATTATATCAATTAAGAAACTTTCAAGTTCACAAGCCATTTCTCTATTAATATTGTCCTTTAATATTTCAACTTCAAATCCATGTTTTTTAACAACTTGTTTCCAAAACCTGCTTCTGGAATGCATCGAAAAAGGTCTAACATGATGTTGACTCTCACAAGCAATTCCTATATAAAATGGAACACCTGTGTCTTTAGTTCTATGTAAATATACACATCCTATTTCAGATTTACCTCCAATCATTACAGTTTCAAACGTTTATCTTTTCCACGCATTACTTGCGCAATATCATCAAATGAAATTCCATTTAATCTAAGTTTAGCTCTCCTTCTTTCTACATCGTATTCCTTTCTAGCTCTCCTTACAACATATTCTTGCATGTTAATTTTAGTATCTAATATCATCCAAGCTATGTATCTGTAAAGAGCTTGTTCTGCAAACTTATGAACTCTAATGTCATCTGGACTACTGTATTCCAATCCATCTGATACATACTCTATTACAAGAGTTCTATTCTGCAGATTTGATGAGAATTTTATAACACCATTTGGTTTATCGATTGTAAACCATCCATTGTAATTTGCCTTGGCTGTGTCTAATCCAAACCTTCTACCAGCATATTCTTCTGGATAATAACCTAAACCGTAATCGTGACCATCTGCACAAAAAGTAAAATGTCTAAAATTATCTCTCCTACTTGTGTTTTGTGGTAGATTTGTTTCGTCGTATGAGTTTTTATTAGATTGGAGAACATTACCCTCCTCATCAAACAGTAGATTAAATTCGCTGTCTTGTAAATAAGATTGCGCTATCCTAGTATCTTCATTTTTCAACAAAGGATGGAAGTTTCCAGCTTCATCAATCCAAGAGATTCTAACATAGTTTATATAATCCTCTGGTAAAATTAGTGTCAATGTGTCACTTAAATCAATCTCAATAGCTTTAATTCGCTTTAAAACGTCATAATTAAACTCCTGAAGACCTCTTTTGGCATGAAATAAGACAATATCCTTAGTAATGTTATTGATTGTTTTATCATCTCCCACATACATCAACAGGAAGTTATTGATAATGTTAGTTAGAGTTGTATATTGGTATGAACCATGTAACCCTTGGTTAGCATCATCTTCGTAATAATCTTGTTGGGAAATCCCATTTGGTAAAGCTCCTGCCATTATTCTGGGTTATTTTCGTTTACTACTTTTTTGTTTTGTTGTGTTTCCGCAAATTGTACAACCTCAGCTTCTCTTATTGTTATTCCTGAGTATGCTAATATTCTATGTACTAATTTGTGTTCGTCAGATGGATGTATTTCAAAATCCTGATAATCTGGAGCAGATGGGTTAAACATTGGGTTATTTCCAGTTGGAATGTAAGTCCATTTTGGTCTGGCTGGAACCCTTATATAACTCGCCACAACAGATGTTTGTATTGTGTTAGGGTAAACTTTTACATTGTTTTCACTTCTAACATGTATTGGACAATCAAGAGATGGTGCTGTTAGGTTAGACTTGTTGAGCATTCTAGCTCTTTTTTGTGTAACTTCATCAATGCATTCATTATTGTAGAATACATCAAGCAGCCTGTAATTATCTACTGGTGGTTCAAAAGAATCTACAACAAATGTCATAGGAGCTTCCTTTTGGAATCTATCTATTTTTTCTTTGATGTGTTTAGGTATATCTGAATAACCACTATTCGTCAATCTCTTGTTTTGGTAATTTAACCATCTATTGTACTCATAGAAATACGATTCGAATATTTCCATTTGAGCCAAATATGCATACCTATTGAACCTTTCTGGGGTAATCCAACCTCTGTTTTCCTTCTGAATAAAGTCGTGTACGGTCTTTCTTACATTGTCTATCATTAAGATAATTCTTTTTTATGAGACCATATAAAACCTGCATGTGTTTTTGAACCTTCATTGCAGTTTCTACTTATTAATTGATTTTTTACGTTATTTAAACTTCTTTCTGCTTCTTTTGCAGATTTCCATTCATTTACTAAATTTTTATCTAAATCAAATTGATATACTTTCTTAGAACAAGAATGGTCTACGTTATGTTGTTGTGTACAATGTTCTAAGTTTTCAACTCTGTTGTCTGTGGATATTTTGTTAATGTGATTAACTATTGAATATTTATTTGAATTTTCTATAAAAGTGTTTGCAACAATTTTATGAACACTTTTTGTAGAATTGCCATTTAAGTTACATAACACAACGGTTAAATATCGTTTAGTGCTATTTAAGGATGGTTTTAAAATTCTTTCCTTATTATATTTTAAAGATTTAACCTTCCCCAAATTACTAACCTGATAAATCCCTTCATAACCCTCTATGTCTTTCCAAACTTCGTCCATCTCTATAAAAGTTTCTACAAAGATAAAAAAAAAGAAGGACATCCGTTTTCATTACAGATGCCCTTGCTTAAATTGTAAAGAGGTTGTTTTTAACTACTTAGCTTAACCCCTATTGATTGCATTACCTCAACCCCTTCATCAGTCTTAAAGAACTGAGATAGAGAGCTATACGGATTAGAACCGAATGGTAATTTAGTTATAACTTTTTTGGACTTATCATTCCAGTAAACGGTAGTATTATCGTCTTTAATTCCGATAATTCCCATATCTACTGCACGTATTGCCAAGTTTCTTAACTTAATGTCCGAATCATTAACAAGTTCCATAAACTTGATAGGGTTATTACGGGCATATATCACTAAATCTCTTTTTAATTCACCTGTAGGCATGTTATCCACTTTTGATTTGAATAAAACACGACCAACAGCCTCTAAATCAGAAATTTCAAGTTCGAACGCTGTGTTGATAGCTTCTTGTTGCTTTTCAAGAATATCTAAATCCTCTTGGGCTTTCTTGTCTGGGTCAAACTCAGCAAAGATAGAACCACCGTTCTCCTTGTTATCTGGGTGATGTAATAAGAATTTCTGTAATGTTGTATTGTTTTTTGGTACCATCAATTTACCATCTTCAAAAACAATAGCACCTAAAACGACTATATCGCTTTGCTTGTCTATGAAAATATCTCTTTGATTTGTACAGTATCTTAATGCTCTAGGCTCTTGCCCATCGAAGTAAGTCAAGTCACTATATTTAGTGTGTCTTGAACGCAATTGATACGAAATTGGTGTAGCTTCAGAAAGTAGGATGTACACCTTATCCTTTAATTCATTTGATTTCATTTGATTTACATTTATAATTAAAAAAATAAGGGAGAGGGGTTTAAACCTCCCCCTTTGTATTTGTACTACTTATACTTAGTCTTGAACAAGTACGAAGTTATTAGCTCCGATTACAACTAAAGCTCTCTCTGACAAGAACTGTACTTGCATTGCATCAAGGTCGCTGTTAGTTGCACCGCCAGCAGAACCAGTTAACCAAGTTTTGTAACGTCTATCTTCAGTTGCAGACTTACGGTATTTAACGTGTAAGAATGGTTGACGGATTTTCTTACCAAGAATTTGGTCGTAAACCGTTTTAGTTCCAGAAGGAACAATCATTCCTCTAACTTTACCAGTACCGTCAATGTTACCTCTTGTAGAAGCATCATTTAAGTATTTCCAGTCTGTCTTGTAGAATTCGTAAGACCCTCTATGGAATCCGAAGAAACCAAGGTTAAGAGCCATCTTCTCATCGTTATCGAAAGAACCGTAAGAAGTACCGCCTACACCGTAAGAGTTTTCAGCAGCTAAGAAGTCATCGATAGCTAAGTTTTGGTCTCTGTCCGCAAAGAACATGTTCTCTTGGATAGAACCTTGCTTATCTAATCTCTTCAAGATATTATCGAAATCTACTTTCGCAGATGCAACACCTTGGAAAAGGTTTCCTCTAGTTCCAACTTCATGGAAAAGACCTTTAGTACCTTTTGCTTCAGCTTCGGCATCAGAACCAACCTCTGCTGGCTCACCTTCTACCATTGACATTTCAAGGTAGTCTTCGTAACGTAGACGAGTTTCGTGTTCAGACTTCAAGTACCATAGGTATCCTGAGCCACCACCTTCAGTAGAAACTTCAACCCATCCGATTTGAGTCATATCTGAACCATTAATTTCATAAAGGTCTTTGATGATGATAGGAGAGTTGTCGAAGAATTCTGGTTGTGCCTCTAAAGCACCTTCCATACCTCTTGTTCCTTTTCCGAATTCAGAACCGTAAACGAAAGCTTTCAATGTAGCTGAACCTTCTGCTGTTGTGAAACCTGCAGCTTTGAAAGACAATGCTACGAAAGTATCTGCATCAGGAATATCAGTAATAATAGCTTTTTCTACAACAGTACCGTCACTAATCATAACAGTTTGACGTTTTCTGAAGTTGTGACCAACTCTAGTGAACGTGTTACCAGTACGAGAAACGTCTGTGTATTGTGTGTGTAATCTTCCTTCCTCTGTCCATCTGATTAAATCAGAAGTACATGGGTATTCAGCAGAACTTGCACGTAGGAAAGAAGCGATTGTTCTATTTCCGTAACGTTCAAATTGCTCTGAATAAGTCTCTGGCAATTCAACTTTCAAGAAGTCGAAGTCAGTAATATAATTGCTTTGTAGCACCTGTGGAGTAGGTGAAGGTTGCAATTGAAATGTTGGAGTTGCTGCTAATGGCATTTTTTAATGTTTTAAAATGTTAATAATTTTTCAGTTTAATAAGAGGCTTTCCTACTTGTGGTTGACCTGATGAATTAACTTTTACAGATTTAACCGACATTTTGGAATTACTCTTTCCAGTTTGGACTTGTCTTGGAGCCATTCTAATGTTTTTGCTCGTTTTGACATCATCCTCTGCCATGTCTGCTTTTCCTTTATCATAAAAGTACTTTGCAAAGGCTTCAGGGTTACTAGCGATTGTTAACGCCTTGTGATACCCTTGAACGTCTGTAACATTTCCTTCTTTATCGGTAAATCGATTTAGTAGGTTGTTAACGTCCATGTTCGACTCTTTTGTTTTTTTAACATCTTCTGGTTTAAATAACTCAATGTTACCTTCACCTAAGTCGATTTCAAAACCTTTGAAATCTTTACCAAGAACCTTATTGGTCTCAGCGACAAAAGAATTTCGTTTTTGCTCTATAGCTTGTTGCTGTTGAGCGGTTTGCTGTTCGTAGCTTCTCTTGAACTCAATCGCTTCTTGGGCATCTTGTGGGACAGACCTAGAACTTGACACAAGCTCTGTTCTATATTTCTCACTATCTGCTTTCAAAGACTTGATTGCTTCTCCATAAAGCTTCTTCTTAGCTATCTTCAATTTTCTAACATCATCCTCCGAATCAGTATCGGGGTCGAAAGAAAATTTATTTTTAAGTTCATAATCAATATCTGCATCATCCAGATAAGGATTCATTTTCTTATAGTATTCTCTAATAACTTGGTCTTCTCCCATTTTATCAAAGTCTCTATTGACATTCATAAAATCAGAGATAGAACCTCCAGTTTCTTCAAAGAACGTTAGGTACTCCTGAACTGCTTCTGGGAGTTCCTCATAATCAACTACATCGTCATTATTATCTTCCTGAGTATCATCTTCATACTCGTCTAAATCTTCGTCTTGATAGTCTTCTTCATCTACATCTTCTTCCTCTTGTGAATCATCTTCTGAATCCTCGGACTCATTAGAATCATTATCATCACTATCATTGTCAGCACCTTCGTCGCTTCCAGAATCTTCTTGACCTTCTTCCGAAGAATCATCATTTTGTTCTTCTTGCTCATCTGCCCCTTCTTGACTATCATCTTGAATTGGCTCTATTTCTTGGATAACAGTCTCTCCAGAAACTGCATCAAGGTCAACTGAAACCTCTTTTGCTTTAAATTCACTCATTTTAATAGATTTTATTTATAATTACCACAAAGATAATAATTAATATTTATACTTATTTGGGGTCAAAGTCCCCAAGGTCAAAGCCCCCACTAGGAGAATCTTCTGATGATTCAAAATTTATAGGTGCTGAACCCTTTTGTTTTTGGTCTGCAATTTTAGATTGTTGAGTTGCAGCTTCTCTTTGCCTTTTATCCTTTCGGTCTTCTTTTACATTCTCTCGGTCATCCTTGTTAACAGACTCCAAGCCTTTAAGTTGTTGATTGTACTCGAATTCAACACCCATTAGGTATTCCTTTCTTTCCATTTCATTTTCTTGGTTTCTATCTTCAAGGTCTTTAAGGTTTGTATCAATTGCAATTTGAGCTTCAGCCTTGGCTTGTTCTTTCATCTTATCAGATTCAGCCTTAGCTTGTGCAGATTTTGCATTTTCCTCCCCTTGTGATTTTATAAGAGCTTGTTGCTGTTCGGTTTCTTCTTTTATTTTCTTTTGTCTTCTAATCTTCATTAATTGATTAGCAAGTTTTACATTTTTAATTTCACGAACCTCAGCAGCATCATCTAAATGAATAGACCCTTGCGAAAGAGCTTGTTGAATATTTTGTTCTAAATATTCTTTTTCCTGAGCATCTGGAGATATTTCTATAAACACTCCAAATTCGTGCAAGTGTAAATCAGCCAAGTCAGAAAGAATAGATACGTTAGCTCTACCTATGGCTTGAATAAAAGCTTGTTTGGTGTTTGAATATTTAAGGACATCAGATATTCTATATGAAATAGCTTGTGCGATTTCCTTTGTAGCATATATACCAGCATCTAATATATGTTTAGTTGCTGTGTTTGAATTCAATGCTGCTAGTTTTTGCAATCCAACCAACGAGTTAGAATCTGGTGATGATGCATCTCTAGCCTCATTAAGTCCCGTTACATCTCTTATCATTTGTAGGTAGTAGTTGTAAAGCTCAATAAGTGCTTGCATTTTGTTTCTACCAGAACTATGGTTAATTTCTTTAATAGGAACAGCACCATGATTGAATTCTCCCATTGAAGTTAAACTTCTACCAATAACAGAACCAGTTTGGAAGAATAATTGTAATGCACGTTTTGGGTCATATTTTTGACCATCACCTAAATCAATCTCGTTTACACCATCTGCATCAATATACACACCGTCAGGTACAACCCTAGATGCGACTTGTTGTAATTTTAAACTTGTAATTTGAATCTGGTCTGCAAATATTAAAGCTCTTGAACAAATAGATTCTGTCCTATCGTCATAAGTTCTAGGAGCAACAACCACATAATTAGGGTGTGTAGCAC